CCTGATCTAGCTCGAAATGGCATAAAAAACAAAGGCTAGCAATCCTAAAATCACTAGCCTTTATACCCTTTCCTTTCCCATCTCGCAACTGATTCGAGTGGGCTGCTACTACCGTTCCGTCCTCCTTGCCGCAATGCTGACAAGGTAGGTGTCTAGCTCTCTCAAGTAACTTCTTGCTTCTGTACATTGAACCTCTTAGACGGATAATTTACAAACGACTCGCCCTCGTTACATTCCTCGCAGCAGGTAACAATCTCGCCTGATAAGTCCCTAGCCCTCGGAACCTCATCCCAGTCTACTACCCAGCCACAATATTCACATTGTGCCAAATTGCTATCGTCTGGTACGTTATATTGTAGGTCAGTCATGGCTTACCCCTTTCTCTCACCAATACAGCAGCAGCTAAAGTCCCGTATCCATCTATGCCAGCTTGCTCAACGACCTTGGCACATTCCTCACGCTCTATTGCTGCGACTAGGTTGGCAAAGTGTTCCAAATGTCCAGCATCCATCACTACCCCTAACGCCATCGCGCCGTGAAACAAGCCGTGTTCCTGTATCAACTTGTTGATGTCATCTCTAGTCATTGTGTCACCCTATCCATAGTCCGATTAGAAGCCTCCTGAGACCGCCATACGTCGATCCGAGCCTGTGCCGCTATCAACTGCCATCTAAGCTCCTCAGCAGCCTCTACAGCCGCCTGAAGGCCTTTTAACAAGGCTTGGTACTCTGGGTGAGCGTAAGCCTGATTCTCCCTGTCAGCTACCGTATTCCCGATAGCCTGACTGAACAGAATTGCTTTCTTGCTCTTACGAAACTCCTCAAGGTAGGTAACTTCAGCCTTAGCCTTAGCGTAAGCCGTAGAGTTTTTGTAAATGAAATCGATTGCTTCGTGCGGATTAACTTGCATATTCCACCTGCCCGATAGCGACTCGGATTGCCTCGATTAGCTTCTCAGCGTTCTCCGGCGTTATGCAGAGATTCGCACTACCGTTGCTCAACATCACGTTAATCCATACGTCTTTACCTATCGTATCGACGTAGATTCCTGTGTGCCGTGTTACGCCTTCGATTTTGATAGATTCCATGTTGCTCCCCTTGAAAAACCGGGGTTTCCCCCGGATTGTTAATTAAATAATACGCAACTTGCCTGACATACCGCGAGACTTTAAGGCTGAGATAATTTGCTCAATCACATCCTGTCGCGTATCGCCAAGAAACTCGACTAACTCACCCTGTAACTCGGCAATGTTGGTGCGGATTGGCAATGCCTCGCACTCACCGATAAAGAAAGTTTTGCCGTAGCCGTTGGTCTCTTGAAAAATGCTAGCTTTTACGATTCCCATTTTGTTCCCCTTAGAAATCCCGCTGTGTGCTGCGGTATGGACGTATCTTCTCAAAACTGTTTCGGAGCGTCAACAAATATATTTCTATAGGTAAATGTATTGCTATAGGTAAATCCTATCCCGGCTATTTCCAAGGGTTTAGCTTCTCCTGATCCATGACGTAGGTTTCTCCATGCCCTAAGTTCTTTAAGTTTTCCTCTTTGATTAGCTGGCTCTTTCTCGTCCATCCGGGAAAAGTTACGCTCTTGCCATTAACGATAGCCAGCACATAGACATCTACATCGTCGTTTAGCTTGGTCGTTGCCAGTAACCTACCGTCTTTGTATTTAGTTGTTTTTATGTCAATGCGCTGTCCCTTGAAAAGACAGTCGTAAGACCCTGACCTAGTTTTAGCGATTAAGTCTGGAAAAATATTGTGTAGCTTACAAAATGCGTACTCGCCAATGATCCCTGTCAAGTCTGTCTCTAGCGCAGACTGATTGCCCATTTGCCGGTCTTTGGTATTGCTAGCCCTAGAAACCATATTCCTCATGGCTGCAACCATTACGCATAAATCGTAATCTTCATCCGTTATCGTTATGGTCTTCATGGCTCTCGGCACACCTCTTTTACCGCTTTAACCGCATCAATTACGTTAGTGACAACAGCTACCTGACCTTTCCATGAGTGATGCCATAGCACCTGATCCGGGGTTAGCTTGGCCTTATCGTCCCGCTTTATTTCCAACAGACAGTTTTTGCCTTTCCAACCTACTAAGATGTCGGGACAGCCTTTGCCTACCCCGTGAAGATGCTCGACTTCCATACCCAAGCGTCTTAGCTCTTTAACAATCTGGACTTGATTTGAGTCAACCCGTTTATAGACCACGCCAATCCCCCCATTTGCCTCGGTTTCCACGTTCCCACTGGTCTCGGCAATCCTTCTCTAGCTTCTCTCGCCTAGCCTCTTTTACCTTGATTAGATAGTCCATCGCCTTGCCCCTGTCTTCTGTTCTCATCGCTAATACAGCACGAACTTCACACCTATGCCTTAAAACTTCCTCGGTTATCAAAGTCAATTCTCGCTCCTATCCTCTCCACAAACTGCTGGCTTAGACTGTCGTACCAAAGTCCATACCACTCCTGACCATCCCCGTTCCTCTGTTTCTCGCACATTAGGAAGGTATCTGGCTGTGTCTCGTCTATCTGTTCACCCCGGTTCTTTTGGTTTTCTTTTTTCTTATTTCTCCAAACCAAAAAGACGTTATCCACCTGATCCGAGATACTTCCAGACCCTTTCAGGTCGTTCTTATTCGGCTGTGTCTCATCCGTCTGCTGCTTGCGGATATGGTGGACTAGATGAATGTGTACGTTGTGATCCCTCGCCAATGCCGTTAGCTCGTCGATAAACGACTTCTGACCGTTGAAGTCATCCTCGTTCTTGACGCACTTCATCAAACTGTCGATAACGATGTGCTTGACCCCTAGCTCGATGGCGCAGTATCTGGACATAGCAATCACCTTCTCCGGTGATGTAGTTCCCTGCTGGTCGTACAGGTACATCTTGTCGGATAGAAACTTGTCCATCCGGTCAACCATCTTCGTGATAAATCCTGCCCTGTCGTTAGTCAACGGATCATCCAAGGATTCCCCGGAAAACTGTCTAAGCATCCTCTGTAGCGTCCGTTCAGGCTTCATCTCAAACGATGCTATGCAGACCGACTGACCCTGCTTGACCAGACTCAACGCTATCTGACCCGTGATAAGCGACTTACCGCCACCGTTAGAACCCGCGTAGACAGTTACTTCACCCTCACGATAGGCAAAAGAATCATGTGTCTTAGGCCAAGGCATAACGACTTTCTTTTCTACCGTTTCCGATAGGTAAGCCTTTTTGATGGAATCTAACCAGTCAGAGGCCTTCTTGACCCGTATCGTTACGTCGTTGGAATGTAGATACTTCTCAACGTCAATACTCTCCGACTTTAGGATTCGAGCCTTCCTAGCCTCGTCTAGTTCTATCGCTCTCGCCTCAAGACTCATTGTTCTTCTCCTTTAGTTTTGCTTCGATGGCTTGTTGAATCAGAAAGAAATCGCCGATGTGCATATCATGTGCGTACAGGTTGTAGTTCCTGTTGTAAATCTCTGACTTCTCCTCATCCGTCAGCCCCTGCCATTCTTTCATCAGCACCGTACCGTACTGGCTTGGTTGGTTTTCTGGGTCAGTAACGGACTGCTCGAAACTCTCCCACATCTTCTGCACCTGCGTCTCTGTGTACAAACCCTCGTCATCTGGCTCAGGATTCAGGCCAAGATTGGTTTTCCACTCGGTTGCACCTTGCTCTTGAACGGCTTGCATATACGATAGCTCTCGAATCTTTATCCACGCAATAGGTTTCATATACCCCTCTCCTCAATGGCTGCAATCGCCCAATCCAATGCTGCGTTCATCGGATATTCAACGTGTTCTTTTTCGACTATTCCACCTTCTAGCACTCGAATGATGGATCGTCTTTCTTCTTTAACTGCTGCCTCAATAGCTTCAAAGGAAGCCTCAATAATTGCTGCATCATGCTTTCGTAAGATGTGCTTAATCATTGAGAGTACATTCTCTCCCATTGACTCTGCCGCTAGTGATAAACGCTTTTCGTAATCAGGTTCTTGAGCAATTTTCTGTATTGATTTTTGGTATTTATTATGATTTCCACTCATTGCGGCTTCTCCTCATCTCCAAAGTCCATATCTAAAGGGTGCGGCACATCGTCATGCACGATCACACCATCTTCTTCAAGCAGGAACCTGCCGCAAACAACGCAGTAGTAACCGTCATTCATAGTTCTTCTCCTTAACTTTAGCCAGCAGTAAACTGGCAAATTCACTAGGTTTCTTTGTTACGTTCCAGAGTGCTTTAATCTCTGCGGTAGACAGTTCTTTCCACTCTGCAACAGGCTTTTCCTCTACAGGCTCAGGTGGGAACTCAATCAGCACATCTCCCGCTAGCCGATTACTGATGATCTTCGTTAGTTCGTGATTTGAGTACACCATCCGTAAAATATTCAGCAGTTCCTCAGCCTCTCCTCTCGCTAGTTCAATCGTCATAGTTTCCCCTAGTTAATGTAACTAACGGCTTCGTTGATTCTGGATACAGCCGTTTTAAGCCGTTTTCTGTCTACTTCCGATACCTGCCTACCATGACTCAAATCAAACGCCGCTACGGACGTTAGAAGTGCCTCAAATTGGATTATTTTCAGCAGGTCTGATGCGTAAAACGGTCTGCGTACTGCTTTATTAAAATGTTTTTCCTTAAGGGAACTTAGATTGTTGTCGTTAGGAAATAGGTCTGTCAAGTCCATTCCTACGGCTTTTACAATTTCGTAGGCACTACATCCGGCAAAGCACTTGAGCAGGATTCGACCATCGTCAGTTTCCGTTATGGCAAGGCTTGGTGATCTGTCAACGTGAGCAGGACAGCAAGCTACCCAACGACCTTTTGAGCCTTTAACCTTTTCCAGCTTGTTTAGTAAATCGCCAATCATAGAACTCGTCTCCCCATAGAAACATTGACGTTAGGTTTGGTGATTTCGTCTTCCCATCGCTTTTTGTTCAGCCAAGTTGCCGGGAATGGGACAAATTGCTTGTCCATTGACGCTAAACCTTGATCCTTGATGGCTTGCAGCATCTTTGCAAACAGATCATCGGTAAGTTTTATTTTTGATAATGCCTTCCTAGCATCTTCTTTTGCTACTCGCTTAGGATAGGCTGACCAGAACTCGGTGAAGTAGTCTTTGGTAGTCTCTGTATTTACAGTGTTATCGCAAGACTTTCTAGGTCGATCTTGCAAAGTTTGCGAGATCGTATGGTCAAGGATTTCATGGTTCAAACGGTAGTACAAAGTGTGATCCCAAGGACTTTTACTTCTCTTTTCAGCGATCAAAATGCCAGCCTCACGGAGGCTTTTTAGGATAGAAAAAATAGTCCTCTCAGACCAAAATGGGAATTGTTTTTTCCACTCTGGGATCGTGTTATATACCCAAGCAAAACCGTCATCACTAACGTCTAATTTGCGAGACCAGTACTGAATTTGCTGGATTACGATGGCCTCATTAAGCCCATATTTGACCGCCAACGATGGCAGAACAACCAATGGGTACTCATTGATAAGGAGATTACTCATCGTCACTCTCCTTATTCAACCCACCCATCCACGAATTGCACATTTCTTCGTGAAAATCTAAGACTAATTGAGCGACTTCATAGGCCTGTTCTGGAGTTATTATTATTGTAATTTCCTTGCCTTCAATAAACGAATTTTGCTTCAGAACAAGGCAACCAACATCACTAATGTAGGCCTCTAAATCATCTGTTGCTCTAAATTTCAACATAGCTTTTTCCAATAAAAAAAGCCCTAGGTGAGACTCTCACCCAAAGTTGGGCGTTGGAGGACTGGTGAGTACCAGCAGAGTCTCATCTAAGGCTTACTCAAAACACGCCTCCAAGCGTGTACTACTGCTTAAACTATACCTTAACCTCTCTTAACTGACAAATCTTACAAACATTATGTTCCTTAAACTGCGCCGACGATCTGGACTTCTTACATCCAGCGCAATAACGTAGGCCGTGGTGGTATTGCTTAGTCGTTCCAGTTTTGTCGCTTGACGTTGCTGCTAAGGATTTTGAAGGTTCTTCTTTCAACTGGCTGTCCTCTAGGTGTTGTCTTTCTAGGCTCTGGGTACTTATCGAGCTTAGGCTGAGTTTCTTTCAGTTTTTGTAATGTTTTCTCGTATTTCATTGTCTCATAATGTTGACGGTTGGTAATAGAATGTTCCTATGGGATTTGGTTTACTTATAGAAATATATTTGCACTTACCTATTAATCTGTGGCACTATTTCGTGGCGGTAACTACTAGGGGATAAATATGAACGCACAAGAATTCGAGCAGTTTCTACTTTACGAGCTACTGGATGGACATCCTGACGATGTACTTTGCCACATGACAGCCGCAGATATTGGCGAGGAGTTTTCACAGATGTTATGGGTTTGGTCGCAGCATCATCAAAATCCTATCCAACTCCGTGACAATCTGCAACGGTTCATTATCGGAATGATTAACCGTACCGTTAAGGCTAAAAACTTACCGGCATACGATGAGACTGACGATGATAGGTATTTTGAGCATCAGGACAGGTTGTATCAGGAACACAAAGACCGGGAAGCAGAAAACTACTTTAAGGGGAAAGAAGCATGAACAAACTATTCAGAGCAGACGATAAGCTAGCTGACTTCATTGACCGCCATTCTGGTAAAGTCATCTTTCTGTTGCTCCTCCTATCGTTACTCTTGGACAGCCTATGACATCAATCCTAGACCCTTCATTTAAATATGTCCCGTCTGGCAAAACAAACATTCGTAAAACTTTTGACCGCATTCGCAAAGAGCAAAAGGAGGCTGCAAAGATACAAACTAATGAGAAAGCACAACCTAACAATATCATCTTCAATAAGAAATTCGCTAAAGGATAAATAATGGATAACCGTCAACAGGAACAAGAAGAACAGCAGCAATGGCTCGTCTACCAAAAGCTACAGGAAGCCAGAGTTAAGCTCCAGAACGTAGAACTCAAGAAGTCAGGACACAATAAGTTCGCAGGTTATCGGTACTTTGAACTTACAGACTTCCTGCCTACAGTCAACTCGATATTCGCTGAACTAGGCTTGTGCCATACGCTAGAGTTCACCAGCGAACTAGCGACTATGCGAGTCATTGATACGGTCAACGGTGGATGCACTAAGTTCAGCTGTCCTATGGCTTCTGCTCAACTCAAGGGATGCCATGAAGTACAGAATCTAGGTGCGTCGATTACCTACATTACTCGGTATCTGCTGGTAATGGCTCTGGCAATCTGTGAGCATGACGCACTAGACGCTACCACAGGATCAGACGAACCTAAGTCATCAAAGCCGATTACTAAGTCCGTATTCGACGATCTTGACTCAGAATCGCAAGACGAGATTCGTAGCTACGCAGCAGACATCATCCTAATGATTCACAAGGATCAGGTAGCAGACGCTGTGGAGTACATCAATTCTCTAGGACTAGATGCAGATTGGAAGACTGCACTCTGGTCTCTGTTGGATAGCAAGCAACGATCAGCAATCAAGAAATTTACTAAAGGATAA